TGGCCGTGCCTGAATTCAGTTATTATGCTGTTGAAGCACGTCCTCCTCCTACTCCTCCCAATGGATTCCTTGAGGCACAGGTTTTTAATGAGACAGACGATGCAATCGCTCATAGAGAACAAGAAGTCAATTCTTCTGTCCCTATGTTCGAGGCTCCGTCTGCAAAAATGGAACCTTTGGCTTCTTGTATCGGAGAGAGGGTTACTAATCTGCGAACTTTGACTCGTCGTTTTGGAGCTTATGTTCGGGGAACGCCCTTTCCTTACAGGCGTCCAGAAGGAGTTTGTGCAGTTGGTCCGTATGATCCTGCGTCGTCTGCTGACTATCCTTATGGATATAACAACTTCAGGATTGATCCAGCTTTCTTTGGAATAAGGACAGGCGGTGTGGTGCCATTGAAGAAGAGTTTTCCAACAGTTATTGATGCTGATGGCACAAAACAGTTGGCACAGTTTGATGTTGCTTACACTTTGGACAACAACACTCCTTTGCACTACATTTCTTATATTTATCGTTTTTGGCGAGGTTCCAAGAGGTATAAAGTTTTCCTCTCACCGCCAAATGTTCCGAAAAATGCATGTGGTGCTTGGGCTGTTCCATCTGCCCCTTTGGCAGCTCAACCATACGAGGAGCCAACTCAAACGCTCCGAACTGTCGGCACTGATGCTCAACGTCCAATGCTCCCAGTTATAGTCAAGAGAGAACGGAACTTGACTGAAAATGGAACTATCTTTTCAACTGACTTGACGTCCCATCATTCCGTTCAAGCAGGAGGAATGTTCGAACACACTCTTTATCCAGATTTGACTGGTTGTGTGGAGTTTGAGCTTCCTTACTATTCAACAACCCCCATTTCGTTGGTGTGTGAAGGCACTTTACAGGACACGAATGGACTTTTGGTCCAGCGTGCTATCGCTAACGTGACTTATGGTGGAGATCCTGAGTCTTTGGACTCACCTATCTTCACTTTCATCGACGAAAAGCAATCGCCTTTTGCTAATCGTGTGACACGCGGCTCAATTGGAGAGTTTAGGCTCTTCACTGCCGCAGGAGACGATTTTTCCTTTGGCTATCTGGTGGGTGCCCCTACAATTCGTGAATTAGAAGCTATTGTTTAAATTCATTAAATCTATTATAAGTGGTCACTCGCCGGCGAAGCGAGTCCTATATGGTTCAGCTTATAATATAGTCAATCGGTCCACTCGCAATTGGTTATTAACCCCA